CAATTGTTGGTCTAAATTTGATTTGTTCTACAATCTCATTATTGATTGTATGTTTAATTGCAACCTCACCAAAGAATATATGTCCAGCAGGGTGTAATAAATCCTTGACAACTGACCTGTATTTGTTTATACTCTCACCGACTTTAATTACGTATGAATGTGTTTGATAATATAAACTATCTTGTATGTTTGAGGCACTTGCATCTAGTGTAGACTTATCACCTAATAATTGTTCTTGTATTACACCTTCACCTGAGACTGTTCCTCTTGCTTGATATGGATTTGATTTTAAAATCTTAAATGAATCGGTGTTGTTATATGTTACAGTTTCTTCAGATAGGAAACACCCGTCTAATGAAGTGTATGTTAATATGTGTCTATCTGCATCGTATGAAACAACTTTTGCAGTCGTACCTGATACTCTTCCTGTTAATACTAAATCCTTTGTTAAGTTTGCACTTGGTGTAGTAATCAACATAGGGAAGTATGAGGTTGAACTTAGAACTCCGTTTTCTGTAAAGTTATGTCCTTGTTCTTGAATGTTTAGTGAACCAACTCCACCAATTGTATCTGAATATGCAAATAGTTTTGCACCTTCACCAGTTGATACTGTTGATTGGGTGTTTAGTTTTACAGTAGTAGAAGTTCCACCAGTGATTTCTTCACCACTTTGGAATGCACCTGTATCACTAGATAATCTTTTTATGATTAGACGTTTGTTTTTTGAATCATTTTTTAGAATTGTACCAGTTGCATTTGAATTTGTTCCAGTAACAACCTCACCTTCTATGTATCCTGTCGTATCTGTAAAGTAAAGATATCCGCCTGGGAATACTTTAGGAACTTGTGTATAACCAATACCACCCGACTTAATAAATACACTTCTAATCATTGAGTTAGTAGTTTCTAATTGAACTGGTTGTTCGTCTTCACTAAGTAATCTCATTTTCTTCGTGTAGATTTCAACCAACTCACCACCACTAAGTGCAACTGTAAAAGTAACTCTATCGTTTTTATGAGTATAATCGGTGACTGGTGTTTTTAGAATTCCGTCTATATACACTTCAACACTTTCGTCATTGAAAATGATTTGGTTACCATTGTCATCTGCACCAGTGAAAAGTGTTTGTCCAGCAATTGCTTTAATTTCATACTGACCCCAAACTGTTGCACCTTCTAATATGATTTCGTCCCCTACGGAACCAAGCATAGCCTCTGCACCACTTCCTCTACTATTGGATTCAAAGACTACAAGGTCACCACCTTTATATCCTGTTCCACCATCTTCAATATAGATATGGTCAACCTGACCTTCTAATAGACCATTGACGACTGATTTTGAAGTGGTTGCACCACTGTTTCCTTTACCACCTGAGAAATTGATTGAATCGTTTAATGAATATAGAGAACCTACATTCGACTGTTCTAATAGTATACCACTTTCGTCTTCAAATAGCAAGTCTCCGTCATCGTCATGTTGAATATAAGTAGAAGAGGTGTCTGCATTGATATCTGAAATGATACCTTTCAATGTTCCTGTTGCAGTAGTAATTCCGTCTCTATCTTTTAATGTAACTTGTTGGTCTCTTAAGAATGTACCTTGGTGATTGTCTGTAATCTCTAATGAGTATTCACCTGTTGCAGTGTTTATTGGAAATACGTTTTCAACAATTGATTCTGCTTGTATTCTATTGTCTGAAGTAAATTGAGTTATCTTATCTGTTGAACTTGGTGCAATTCTTAAGTCTGACATCAAAACATTTACTCTTCTCTTCTGAGAGTAATCTGATTCTGATGCATAAATTGTTTCGTTGTCGGGATATCTAATCTCTGCATCTTCGTTATAAAGAATCCTCATTAAGAATTTTAATGATTCTGCAGTTCCCTTTTCTTTGTATAAATCTGATATACCTTTAATCGTTAACCTTTTGTTTTGTGTTTGTTTAAGGTCTAACGAAGGTAAAAAATCTGTTTGGAAATGTTGTAGAAAGTCTTCAGAAGTTTTATCAATATCTGAATAATTTAATATTTTATTATTAGCAGCTATAGTATTTTCTTTATAACCACTAACTGTTCCTGTTTGGTTTGATTCTCTTCCAGTAATAGTCTCTCCCTCTGAGAAACCAAATCCTTCTATTGAGGATACGTAAATTTGTAATCCATTTATGGAAGTAATCTTTGCAACTGACTTTGATACTGAACCAACTACATACTCACCCACTATCCATGGGTCGGCAGTTGCAGTAGGGTTTGCACCCGTTGATTCGTATATTAGTTTTGATGTCTCTGCATCAGGAGATGGTTTGACAGTCTGAGGTTCTGCTAAAATAGACCCCAAACTGTCTTCCATCAAGATTCCGTCTAGTTGACTTTGGGAAGATAGAGTAACTATCTCCGATTCCAAATATTCGAAATACGACTTTAAGAATAATTCAAATACGGGTGCCTCTTCCTGAATGTATTCAGGCAATAATGAGGTTAACCTATCTGATAATTTTTCTATCTTAAAATCGTTAGACATAATCTTAGCTTAATGTAGCACCTAGGCTTGAAACTGGGAACCAGTTTGTACCATTCCAAATACAAACGACTGCTTCACCTTGTGCATCAAGAATGATTTGGTCTGTTGTATCTGCTGAGTAACCCCAAGATGAAACAGTAACCTCTGCTTGTGCAGAAGAACTATCTGTCTTGTAAATTACTTTTAACTGACCAACGTCTGTTCCGTTATCTAACACGAACTCAACTGCTGAAGAACCACTTAATGTGATTTCACTAGCAAAAGAACTTGCAAGGTTGGACGCAGTTGCAGTTAATACTGTTATATCATCAACTGCTAAATGAGTTGGGATATTTTCGAATAACTGACCAATGGTCATTTTTTTGTTGACGGGTGTTCCGCCTGGGTTATCTACTATGTGTAGTAAATCATCAGCACCTATATCTGTATCAGATACCTGTGTTAATGCGCTTATTTTTTTATCTGCCATTCTCTTTTCCTCCTATAATCCAATTGAATGGGAAACTACTCGGGGGACTCCCGACCACTTGTTTCATTAGTTATTTAATATGAACTGGTTGAGGTAGAAGTATACCCTACACCAGCACTGCTTTCACCACTACTAATGGTGTCTACTTCAGCAGTTACCTTAATATCTTCAGAAGAAATGTCTACTAGATTACCTCTAGTTGCAACGACATCATTTCCTGAAGGGATAACAGTGAAGTCAATCGATGAATCAGTATTAACTGTTGAGGTAATATTGATGGCATTGATTGTAATCTTTCCTGTAGAATAGTCAACTGTTCCAGCAGAACTATCCTGATATATTCTTGTTGACCCTGATAGGTAATATCTTCTTAAACTACCTTTTCCGTCATCGTCAAAATAATTGATATTGACTGAGTCACCTTGAATGTAAAAACCTGTTGAGGTTGTTATACCTCCACTATCCATGTTGTGTCCTGAATGTGGATTGTATAATGCATTACCAAAAGTTACTGAATAACCTTTGGTCTCACCTACTTTAACTTGACCTCTTTTTCTTAATCTAATGTTACATGTGTTGGATAGTATTGCAGTGTTACTATCGTCAACTGATTTTAATAAGTTTGAATGTCTGAATATTGAATCAAAATTCTTTAGGTTGTCTGTATCAAACTTTTGAATTGCACTGGTTACGACTGCTTCTAACTCACCGATTGATAAGTCTGTATTATTCTCATTGTATTTGAATACACAAGATATTAGAATCTTAACAATCTCTGCATCTATTATCTTTGGTCTAACAGTTAACATATTTAAATCGTTTAACTTCTTTGTAACCAATGTCTTTTCTGTATCTGATAGATAGTCTGAGTTTTGTGGTTTAAGTGCAACAAACACTTTACCATATTCGGGTGGGTCATTATCTTCCCCTCCCCATACTGCAACTGCGTCTGCATTCGGATAATACTCTTGCACTTTTGCTTTATAGTCGTTAAGTGTAACTAATCTATTTTGTGAAGTGTAAAACTTTGTTGCTTTGAACTTGATTGATTCGATTGATTCTTTCTCTGAACCACCACTAGCAGGAGTAACGTTTGTGACTGTATGATTTGTAAAACCATTTATAGTTCCATTAAGTGTATACTGAGTAGCACCATTTGCATGTGTATCATTAACTATAATATAAGTTACGTCAATAATGTCTCCGTCTAATAATGATTTACCTAATGTTCCGTCTCCAAAATAAATCTCTACATATCCTTCTTCGTTCTCTTGTGCATAGTAGACTTTTGATTCGGTTGTGATATTTGATATACCTGTTGAAAGTGCATAAGTTTCTGTCACTCCATTTGAAGTTACACTTACTATCATTCTTCCTTTGTCTACTCTTTCGTTAGACAATACAAACTTTGGATTTGCAAGTTGACTGTCAAAGATAAATGAATCACTTGCATAGACACCTTGAACAAGTTCTATGTCATTGTAGTTATATGAAGTTCCGTTTTGTGTTGGTCTTTTAGTTGTTGTGACTACAAAGTTATATGAACTTCCGTCATAGACTGTTATGAAATTTGTTCCACGTGGAAGTTGCATATCTGTAGTTGTTGGTGCAGTTCCGTCTGCATTCCTAACATTTTTCATTTCTAAGTTTATGAATGCACTTGAAGATGTTTCAGAAGAAGGAACGAATCCTAAATCTTTTGCACGTGATACAACGTTCTTTCTGATTTGTGCAGAATCTAAGAATAATTCTGAGGCTGCAATGTTAGTGTTTACTGCACCGATATGAGATGCATATGCAAGTAAGTCAATAAGAACTGACATACTTGAACCTTCAAAGTTATAATCCTTGAATTGGTCTTGTCCTTTAAGATAGTTCTTTAAGTTATCTGATATATTCTCAAAGTCTAAATCGGTTATGTTTAATTGTGAACTTTTTACTGCCATTATCGTGTCCTTGTAACTTTTATTTCAACCTCTTGATTTGGTCGTCCATTTTTTATGTTATATGCTACAGTCATGTTTACACTATTATTATCTGTATCAGTCATTACAACTACAACATTATCTACCCTAGGTTCTAACTGCATTATCTCTTTTGCAAGAGTTGTTTTTACTCTGTTTATTTGTCTATCAGTATTAAGTTCAAATAGTAACTGTCTAATTGACCCACCAAAGTTTGGTTTAAAAGGTCTCTCAAACTTATTAGTTAATACTATATTTCTAACAGACCTCTTGATTGCGTCTGTATCGGTCTTCTTTACAACGTCACCAGTAATAGGGTGTTTACGAAAGAATAAATCTAAATCCGAATAGATATCTTTCGTTGCAACTGTCTTTCCGTTATTTACTAAGTCTACCATATATCTATTTATACAAACTAATCGGGTTTCTTTGTCTTACCAGCAGAAGAACCTGAAGTAATTGTATGTGTATGTTTAGAAAGTTTAGGTGCATTACCTTTCTTAGTTTGAATCTCTCCGTCTGCAACTATAGAACTTTCATTTGTTTGTTTACCAGTGACATGAAGTGTCCCTGTAATTGTTGTGTTTGATATAATTTCTGTTGTATTATTACCAGTTACAGTAATCTTACCTTCTGATAATACGTCTGTTGTTCCTTTGAGGATATCTGCTTTTAGATTTCCCTCTGTAATCTCTGAAGTGACATTACCTTTTAACACTTTCATATCTACATTACCAGTGTTAACATTGATTGTCACGTTTCCTTTCTCTACTGTTAAGTCTGCGTTTCCAGCAATATAAATCTTATCGTCCTTTGCAACTATCTGATAATTATCATTTACGATTCGTTGCACTACACTTCCATCAGGGTGAACTTCCTGAAACGTTCCTGACCTATGATAAGTTGAAAGTCTTTCTTTACCAAGTGTATCGTCCACTTCAATAACATGACCTGACTCTGATTGATACACTTTGTTATATGGATATACTGGTTGTGCAACTGAGTCGGGGAAAGTGTGTCCTTCTATTTCAATCTTCTTATCTAATACAGAATCACCACGTGCAAGGCTTGACACATCAGAAGAATCGGTGTATAATGGGTAGTAGGGTAACATATCTTCAGTTACTTCTAACTCTTCAATAGTAGAACCACTTGCATCGTAATTGATTTTTAATTCTTTTGGTGTTTTGGGTGCAGTGTCTAAGGCACTTGTAAGTCCATGAGTTCTACGTGAGTCTTGTTCGGGATTTGCTTGGTCGGGTGTTCCTTCATAATCTGCAACTGTTAATCTTCTTGGGTCATTAAATCCTTTATCCACACTTCTTGATTGTGGATTACCCAATGCATCAACTCTATATCCTACTTGTGGAATACCAGTAGATACACCAGTGACAACTGGGTCTTGACATGCACTGTCTCTAAAGAATCCAAAGACTGTTGAACCTTCCACTAAACCATGTTGTGTTCCTAAACCCGAAAGACCAGCAGAAGTTGTTGGAAGTATAACTTGAGCCCATGGTAAATCGGGTGTTGCAATATTTAATTTACTATCTGTATGAGACCCATGTATACGAACACGAACCCTTCCAATCTTTAGAGGGTCATGTCTGTCTTCTACTATTCCAAAAAATGTTTTCATTATACTATCTTCGGCCCTTCTGCATCTTCTAATGGTTTTGCTTTTGCAATATCTTTTGCATAACTTTCTTTAACACATTCTAAATTCAGTTCACCTTCTTTATCGGGTACGTTTAAAATAACAGAAAGGTCTGTAATTAGATATCTATTATCATTAAGTTCGTCTTCTCTACCTGAACCCGATTCAGGTTGTGGTATATCAAGTTTAATTACAGTTCCTACTGTTAAGTCTGTTCTCATAGGTATGGTGACAATGATTCTATGTTGTTGTAGTGTTTCTAATAATGCACGTCTTTCTAATTTTGCATTGTCTTCGTATTTCAATCCTGAAAAGGTTTCAGGTGAGTCTACTGTTGTCTCATTATCAAATAGGTGTGTTGTAGTGTAATCAGATTCTACAATACTGTCAAACTCTTTGTTTGGTGATAAGTCAATATCAACTTCGGTTACTGCTGGTGATTGTGTATCGTCAATCATATTCTCTGTAGTAAGTGTCTTCTCAAACTCACCCGTTCTAATCATTGGGAATCCCGATAGGTGTTTACCACGTTTCATTGTTTGGTCTAAGTCATATACAAATTCTTGTTCTTGTTTCTTAACTGGGTCATATACTTTTTGTAATGAACCATATGCACCACCAACTGTTCCTCTAAGTGTATCAAATTGTTGTGGTTTGTAATATGTTTTTATCATAGAGTTTAAACCACCCTCTGCATTTAAGTCTATAGTTTCAGTTCCTAAATCACCACTTCTTGGTTTGAATGAAAAGTTTATTGGAAACTCTCTACCCATCATAGTGTCAATAGAACTAAATCTAAATCCACCATTAAGTGTTTGATAGAAGAACATACCATTCTTCCATTCTGCATCGTCACCAATGTTTGATTCTGTGACAACGTAATCTACAAACTTTGCAACTGTCCAGTTAGGACATATAAATTGTAAATTCTTTGGTTCTGTTTCTTCAAATGCATCGAACTCAGCAGGTTTTATATTTGCTTCTTCTATCAATGCATTCTGTAACATTCTGTCATAAGAACCTCTCATGACTTTACTTAATCTTCTTCTTCTCACAAAGAACATTCTTGGGTCACAAAAATTCAACTTATATACTTGTGTTCCTTCTTTTGCTCTTTTGATATCTGATACTTTATAGATTCTAAATGTTTTATCAATTGTGAATTTCTTTTCGGGTTCTTGATTAAGACCTTCTTTTTGTTTTAGAGATACACGAATAAACTCTTGACCACTAAGACGATAGTTGGATAAAATGTTAAGTCCGTCTAAGAGAATTATGTTACCCGTGCAAAACTTATTATAGATAGACTCAAAGAGTTCTATAGTCAAAGTCAAATCGGTTACATCGATTGATTCACTTTCTTGGTTTACAATCGATAATGATTCAATTGAAAACTCACCTGCTTTAAAGTTTCCACTCATGATGACATTACTTTACCAAATTCTGCAACTACCCTTTTTATGAATTCAGGTTTTATAACCTTTATGTTTCTTTTAACTTCGTTTAGTTCCCATTCATTATCATAAATTGTTTTTTCATACATACCATTTGTAAAGGTATTGGATTTGTTTCCGTCTGAATCATGGTAATAAGCAGCTCCGTCTTCCATGTTGATACCATTTTTTACAGTACATGAATGATTACTGATAGAACCAGTTATAACTTCGTTTGCTTCAAACCTATCACCCTCAGTTCCTATTCTTGAAAAGTTAGGTTCTACACTCGTTACCTTTGCACTTATTGTTTTACCACCTCTTAAACATGAAACTGTTTCACCTAAAAGAAACTTACTGGTTGCACTTACGATATCTGATTTGTTATATGTCGTTACGTAATATCCACCATAATGTGTATCAATGTAATTCTCAAAAGTTTCATTATCTTTCCACCAGTCGTAATAGTTATTGAAGTCGTTTACTAAAAAGAATGTCCAGTGTAAATCACTGTCACCATATAAATTAGTTGCAACTACATCAGGTCTATCTCCTTCTTGTAATTCAAAGAAGTCGTATTCTATAATACTGTTAACTGCAGATTGGTCTACCTTAGATTTCCTAAAGAAATCTTTTATGGTAATAACTTTACCACTATCTAAAGTGTATTGAATCTCGGGAAAGTTTTTAAAAAATTTAGTTGCCATTATCTACCACTCCTGCTTGAAGTCTTTCCATCATCACCATTCCACCAATCTCTCCAACGTTTCCTTCTCGCAGCTCTTCTCTTCTGTCTACGTTCTTTTCTCTTTGTCCTTTTTGAAACTTTCTCTTTCTGTTCTTGATTCTTCTCAAAGTTCTTACCAGCATTAGTTCCCAATAATGATTCATTACCTGACCCAATATTAACAGCACGTGATGATTTAGATATTTGTTGGAATGTCTCTTGAGTAACAATTTTGATTTCTGTAAATTTCAAACCCATAGTTGTAGATACTGGATATCCGTCTTCAAACATCTTAGTTGAATGAGCAACGTCCACACCAGTTAGAACACATGGTAAGAAATCATCATAGTGTTCTGCAATAAGACCTTCGTATGTTATGTCAAAAAGATTTGGATAATTGAAATATGATTCTGCAGCTCCTTCTTTTTCAGCAGCTCCATAAGTGTCGGGTAACATTGCAGTCTTAAATGTCCATATGATATCTTCAACTGCTCTTGCTTCGTCTTGGTTTTTAGGATAGAATTCATAATCA